TTAAAAACGTCAAAGGAGTTAATTTAAAATGGGATGAGGTAATTGTTGCACGTTCTTGGAAAGATACAATGACCATAAAACCACGCCCTATTATTAACTTCAAACCAGAATTATTGGCACGTATGGCAGTCGATGCACGTTACGCTGCTGATGCATTGCATCAGATATTATCATTTGATAATATCTATTATATTGGGGAAGTAGCTGTTCGGTTTGTTTACGCAAGTGGATATACAGAACCGCAATTATCCAAATTAATGAATGCTATGCTAGAAGTTCAAGAAATGGTTATTTTAATTGCTGGCGACGATTCATTATTGTTTGCTGGTAGATATAAAGATTTATGTAAAAGCTTATTTATAGAAGGTGATCAATCTAAATTTGATCATACTCAAGGCAAAGGACCGTTTGGTTCTTATTTAGTTACTTGGGGCATGGTAATTGCTTTGGCTGAAGAGTTTATTAAGTGGGTTCAAGATCATGTATCTTGTTCTTATCGTGTTGTGAAATCTGATTGGGTGTTTACCTTTTTAGCAGGTGAACAGATGCCCAGTGGACACAATATGACTACTAATTTAAATTCAATGAGCACATTAGGTATGTTCATTTATTTTATTTTTAAAATTCAGACTCCCAAGTTGGGGGGTTGGACATTACAAGAAGTCGGAGGATTATTAGGTTTTGAGGTCAAAACTCGATTATCTGATGACCCAGAGCAAGTCACTTTTCTTAAAGGATGGTGGCATTATACGCTCGGCAATTATTACGTTTGGTATCCACTACCCAGCGCATGCTTAAAATTAGGGAAAGTTCTTACTAATCCCTTACGAATAGCTAAAACAAAAGATTACACTCTTGCAGTATTAGAGTGTGCTTATGCCCTTGCTAGATCACCTGGTGTAATTCCAATTGAATATCCAATTTTAGGGCCCTTCATAGCAAAGTTGCTATGGATTGGTGTCGATGGAAATGTTGAATTACCCACAAAGTTTAAAAGAATTGCCGTTAAAGACTATCATAAAATAAACAAAATTAATTTTCTTAATGCGATTGAAAAACGTTATAGTATTTCAAAACAAGATGTTCTCCGTATGGAGAAACAGATACATCAGATTTATAAATTACCAGCTTTCATATCAGATCCTGGTTTTAATAAATTAAGAAATATTGATTATTGTTAAACTTGAAAATAGGTAAGGTGCGTGTATTGGCGCAGAAAGCTTCAGCAACTTTCCCTCCCCAGCTATGACGGGTTTTGATTAATATATCATGACAGCGAATGTTAGTAGAGCAGAGCAAGCTTTAAATAAACTTGCGCAACGCACAGGGATGAGTGAAACAGGTAAACAGTGGCTTATTGCTGCTGTTGATCCATTTCATGATGACGCTCTCAAAGTAGATGGTTATCCAGATATGGCGGGCGGTGCTTCTATTGTTCAATGCATTAAGCAGACAACTACAGTGCAAATTCCCAATGCTATTACAGCGGGAAATTGGGATTGTTTGATCAGCACAGACAACATGTTAACCTTTGGAGGTGTAGCAATAAATCACACACAGAGTGGTAATTTATTTGCTCCCCCTGGGCAAACTCTCCAAGC